AAGGCGATTGTGAGATACATGTCCAAGGTGACCTAATAGAACAAATTGATGGTAATGTAGAACAACACATCAAAGGAAATTACACACAAGTTGTAGAAGGCATTAGTAGCATGACATCACAAGGTGACATGGTCATCAATGCTGCAGGTGGTTTAACTGGAGGATTGAAGTTAAACACACCAGATTACATGCATCTTGGTGGAGACCTAACAGTAGATGGTGAGATTACTGCTGGTAAAATAACATCTTTAGGTCGTGTTGATGCTATGGGTGGTATGAGTGCAGGTCTCCAAGGTTTTGTTACTTTAGGTGGTGTTTCTGCTGGTTTACCTGTTGCAGTACCTGGAACAATTAGTGCTGCAGCAATGGTAGATGCACCATTAGGCACATTTGGTGTAATGAGTGCTATATGGGCATATGACACAGTAAACGTTAGCCTACATAATGCACACATACACGTTTCACCAAAAGGTCCAACTGGACCTCCTGTACCAACTGAAGTAGGAATTTAATATTATGAGCATTTATGCAAGATTAGGCTTTAATTCTAGTGATCCGGCAACTAACGCATTGTCTATGCCGTATTCAAGTAATGTAATGGTTCAGATGGACCTATTGCCACCATTGATTAAACCATGGCAAGCCAATGCTATTGGTAATAGTGCAGTATCTGGATTCTTCACGAATCCAGTAGCCAACGTCACTCAATCAATTTGGGATACATCTAACACATTGATTACTTTGACATCGGGTTTGACTGCTTCACCTGCAAACAATACTGTAAATACTGCAATGGCTAACGTATACGCCACTTCAACTGTATTGTCTGCAAACTCAGCACAAACATATTTGTATATAACAAATCGACAATCTAATGTTACTCCACCTAACGCTGATGTAAGTACACCACATTACAATACTGCTATTGCACAAGGTAAAATGTTATCTTATATAACTAACCAATCAGATAATATTTCAAACAGTTCAGTTATGTTGGGTAGTTTCACAAGTGTGACACTAGGAAATACATTAGCTAATTTGTACAGTACAATGTACACTTTGACCAATATTTTGGCCAATACGATAACATATTATACTGATCCAATAAGTGGATTGCCACACAACACGACAAATGTATCTGCGGCCAATGCTTCCGCACTACAAAATGTTGTTTCTACTGTTAATTTCGTTATGTCCTTCTATCCAGCACAGGATTCAGCGTTCTTTCAAAACTCAGCCAATGTATTGCATGACTATGGGACAGTTAGTCAATTTAATAACCTTGGCGCTTCACAAAACTACCTTTTGCAGAACTATATTGGTTCTCCAACATTGCTTGCCAATTTAAATTCATAAATATCCAATGGCAAATTTACAGAAACTCTACTCCGATATCGATTTAACGTTCAAAAGACTACCTGTGACTGGTGATGTCTCTTTACGTTATGACGACCAGGCCGTGATTGCTTCTGTAAGAAACTTGTTGTTGACTAATTTTTATGAAAGACCTTTTCAACCTAATCTAGGTTCAAATATGTCTGGTTTGTTGTTTGAACCTGCAACTAACGTTACATCAAGCATTTTGTCCGATGAGATAAGAAATGTAATTTCAAATTTTGAGCCTAGAGCTAAAATAAGTAAAATTGATGTTACACTGGCAACGGACAAGAACGCTTTTAATGTCTATTTGACCTTCTTTATTGGAAATAATACTACACCAACAAATGTTAATCTTCTTCTTCAAAGGTCCAGATAATGGCATCTAATACAAACATTCAAGTTGCTAGCCTAGATTTTAGTGGGATTAAGCAAAACTTTATCAATTATCTGCAAACTCAGGACACTTTCAAAGATTATAATTTTTCTGGTTCTGCATTATCTACACTATTGGATGTTCTTGCTTACAATACACAATATAATGCTTTCTACTTGAACATGGTGGCCAATGAGATGTTCTTGGACTCTGCATTGCAACGTTCTTCTGTGGTTTCTCATGCTAAGTTATTGAATTATGTACCACATTCTGCTGTTGGTCCAGTTGCACTTATTAATTTAAGGTTTACTGGCGTGACAACATCATCGTTTACTGTGCCAAAGTATACAAATTTCTTGTCTGAAGCTATTGATAATGTAAACTATAACTATGTCACATTGTATGACACTACTGTACCTGTCACTTCAAACACAGCCGTACTTAATGCTGTCGAGATAAAGCAAGGAACAGTACAGAACTATACTTTTACGGTCAATTCTACAGCAAATCCAAAGTATATTTTTGAAATACCAGATAAAAATATCGATACGTCCACAATGACTGTTACAGTCCAACAATCGGTGTCTAATTCTGCATATCAAGTATTCAATGCTACAACAAATTACCTGTCATTAACACCAACTGATCCTGTATACTTCTTACAAGAAGCTGCTGATGGAAACTACCAAATATACTTTGGTGATGGTGTATTAGGTCAGCAACTAAGTGATGGTAATGTAGTTAAAATTTCTTATATTTCCACAAAAGGGACTGTTGGTGGTTTAGCAAATTCATTCACATTGATGACTAAATTTGCCAACTATTCTACTGTAACAGTTACTCCGTATTTGGCGGCCACAACAGGTGAAGACAAAGAATCAATTGATTCTATTAAATTTCAGGCACCAAAGGCGTTTGCGGCTCAAGGTCGTGCAGTCACAAAGAACGACTACATCACACTGCTACAACAAAACAATTTAGGCATTACGTTTGATGCAGTCAACGTATGGGGTGGAGAAGAAAACAACCCACCAGTATATGGCCAAGTGTTTATTGCTTTGAAACCAACTGGTGCATACGACTTAACTGCAACACAAAAACAACTGATTACTAATCAAGTTCTTGTTCCTTATGGTGTTGTAACAGTTAAACCAACTATTGTGGATCCAGATTATACCTACATTCAGTTGTCTTCAAATGTGTTGTTCAATCAATCACAAACATCGTTGACACCATCAGCAATCAAAACTGGTGTGCAACAAGCAATTTACGGTTATGCAGCTAATAATTTAAACACATTCAATTCAACCTTCAGTTCATATGAAGTTTTGAATACGATTAACAACTATGATCCATCTATCATAACAAGTGATTTTGGTATTAACCTACAGAAGAAATTCTATCCAGTATTGAAATCACCACAAACATACACGTTATATTACAACAGTTCTTTACAAAAGGGATTGTATCAAAGTGGTGTAACAAGTACGCCAGGTATGCAATACATTGATCCTGCTAACAATGCTAACATCATTGATGGTGTATTCATTGAAGAAATTCCTTCTGCAACTGGTGGTGTAGCTTCAATATCGATAATGAATCCTGGTTTTAACTATCAGTATGCACCAACAATCACTATCGTTGGTGATGGAACAGGTGCTACAGCAACAGCCACAGTTATTAATGGAAGTATAACGGCCGTCACAGTAACAAATGTTGGTACTGGTTATACAAGTGCAATTGCTACTGTTACTCCTGCTTCAGGCGATACGACAGGAACAAATGGCGCCTTGATTGTAAGTCTACAAGGTCAATATGGTACACTAAGAACGTATTATAACAACACATTAAATACCAAAACAATTCTAAGTTCTAATGTTGGTGTAATTGATTACACTAATGGTATCATCACATTGACAAACTTCAATCCATATAACATCGACAATCCATTAGGTCAGTTAACTATATCAGCACAACCAACAACAACTATCATATCATCCACGTATAACAGAATCATTACAATTGATCCATATGACCCAGCAGCGGTGAGTGTTACTGTTAATGCAAAAACTAATGGCTAAGAATGATACAAAGTAATCAAAAAACATCGTTACTGGTACCGTATGAACTGCCAAAGTTCATAAGTGATGATCCAAATTATGCAAACTTTGTTTTGTTCATTCAGGCATACTACGAATGGATGGAACAAAGTGGTAACACATTAGATTTCACCAAAAGCCTATTGACATATATGGATGTGGATACAACCACATCTGAATTCTTACAATATTTTGTGAATGACTTCATGTCATATTTTCCACAAGATATTCTTGCAGATAAAACAAAAGTATTAAAAATTGCAAAGCAGTTGTATCAATCAAAAGGTACGCCTGCATCCTACCAGTTTCTTTTTAGAACCCTATACAACTCAGACTTTGACTATTATGTAACAGGTGATTCCGTTCTTAGAGCTTCGGCAGGTACTTGGTATGTACCTAGAAGTTTAAGATTGGCTACAACAGACCAAAACTTTTTAGGTATCAATAATCTAAGGTTGTTTGGCCAAACATCAAAATCTATTGCTACAGTAGAGAATGCAGTCATCTCTGGTACAAAAATTGAAGTGTTCATTTCCAATATTGAACGCCTGTTTGAATCTGGTGAAAGTGTAATAGTAGTTGATTCAAACAATCAACCCGTATACTTTAAGAATGGTAAACCAGTACCTGTAGGAACATATGGTGCAGAAACTTTATCTGCAAAGATTGTTGGCCAGATTAGCCAAATCAATATCAATCCAAATTTTAGAGGTACTTTATACCAACCAGGCGATCCTGTTATTGTCTATGGTGGTTTAAATTCAAATACTCCAAATCCAGTAGGTGCAGTAGCACAAGTCGGTACAGTAACTTCAGGTACAATACAGAATATCAATATATTGAATGGTGGTTATGGTTATACTGCATTTCCAAATACAATAATCAGTATCACCAATGCACCTGGCGCTAATGCAATTGTAGGCAACTTAAATCCTGCTGCAAATTCAATTGCTAACATTACATATTTTGCTATTGATTCTATTGCAACAAAATACAATATTCCTATTGGTAACTCTTCGTATGGGTTTGCAAATCTAAGTTCTGCAAATGCTAACACAAGTTTCGCTAATGCATTATCGTTTATATCATTCACAACTTATCCAATATCTTCTATCACATTGTTGAATGGTGGTGGAGGAATCTCTGCACCTCCTGTAGTAACTGCAATTGCAAGAGAACACACAGACAATCCTGATACTGCCAATGCATATGCTTATATCTCTTCGTTAGGTATTCTGGCACCAATTCAAATCATTTCTGGTGGTGTTGGTTATCAAAACAATGATACAATCCACATCACAGGTGGTGGTGGATATGGTGCTCATGCAAATGTATTATCAGTTAATGCAACTGGAGCAATTCAAACAGTTGGTTATGTCTATGCTAATCCAGATGTTCCACATCATTATCCTTTAGGTGGCCTAGGTTATAGCACATCTTCATTACCAACTCTTTCTGTTGTTTCTGCAAATTCATCAGCAACTAATGCTATTCTAAGTGTACCTGGTATTTTAGGTACAGGTGCTACGTTCTCTACGATTACTGATAGAGTTGGTTCTATATCGACTATTGATATTACTAATCCTGGAGAAGATTATGTTTCTACACCAAATGTAACATTAGTCGTACAAGATATAGTAGTTTCAAATGTAACTATTGCAAACCTTCCACAAAATGGTGACGTTGCATATCAAGGTTCAAATGTAATAACAGCATTGTACAAATCAACTGTTAATAACATAACTTTGTTGGTGCCTAACTCTGATCCAACGCAGTCGTTGTATAACCTAAGGGTATTTAATTACACAACAAATCCAAATCCTGGCCAAAAAATCAACATATTGGGTAAAAATATCCATATGATTACACAAAATGTGGCTTACAATCCACATTACAATTCTTATGGTATAAGAAATTATGGTGACGGATTGGCACAGGCCTCTGCTACATTCTTAAATGGTTTGTTTATTGGCCAAGGCCAATATCTAAACACAAGTGGTCAACCAAGTTCATATGATGTATTGCAAAGTACAACATACAATAACTACACATACGAAATTACCGTACAAAAAGAGATTGCCAAATATCGCCAAGTTGTGTTGGACTTATTGCATCCATCTGGTATGCAAGTTCTTGGTCGTTATGCAATCAAATCAAATGTAGAATTTAAAACTACTGCTACAGAAGCTTTGTATCGAGGTGTTCCATTACAACACTATACTGGTTCTAATGCTTCTGGTGTGATAATGAGTTCGAATTTTACCTCATTGAGTTCAAATACTGTTACATTTACTAACATACCACCCGGTGAAGACATTTCAACGTTTATCTTTAGTAATGTGGTTGGTTATGCAAACAGTATTATTCAAATTGAAACACCACATGGACCAAATGTAAGGTCGGAAGTTTGGAGTATAGCGTCCGTACCTTCATTAGATTTATTGACATCATCAGGATCAGAGGATTTGGCTGCCGAAGCAGGTGGTGAAGACTTGTTAACAGAATCTTCCACAATCACACTCAAAGAAAGTTATTGGTTAACATTCCCGAATGTTGCAACAGTTACTGCAAATTCTGGTTCCAATACAATAAATATAGTGTCTCTAACTGGTTCTTATGACATTATTAATGACGGTGCTTACAGCAATACAATGTATCCGTTGATGGACATTGTGTATGCAGGAGACTTAGTACAAGTCAATAATACTGTTTATACAGTAACCAGTGTGAATTATATTGGCAATACAATCACAGTTGCAAACAACTTCACATCAAATGCAAATGGTTTCTTGTCTGTGAACAGAACATTGACAGCAACAGACGGCCAGATAGTAATTTACGGACCATTAGGTTTGGCTTATACTCCAGAAATTACTACGGAAGACGGACAATTAATAACAACAGAAGATGGAAACATTCTAATATTAGGATAAAAGATGTCAACGATAAAAATCACACAGTTACCAGTTTTAGCGGTACTAAACTCTAACACATCAAATACATTATTTGTTGGTGTTGATGTTCCTTCTGATACGACAGGTAAATTTACTGCAACAACATTAGCACAAGGTTTGTTCTCAAACAATGCATTAGTTGTTGGTTCAAATCCAATTTTACTGACAAACACTATTGCACAGTTTTCGGGTACTGATCCTAATTATATTCAAGTTAATCTGCAAAACTTCAGTAACACTGGTGCAGGTGACATGGTTATCACTGCTGATGTTGGTACAGATACTGGTGGTTTTATTGACCTTGGCATCAATAACTCACAATGGAATGCTGCAGCTTATGGACAAACTTCACAATTTCCACTAGATGGTTATTTGGTTGTTGATGGACCAGGAGCAAATGCAACAGGTAATTTAGTGATTGGTACTGCAAATCCAGGTACCAATTTGGTGTTTGCAGTTGGTGGACAATATGCAAACAATATCTCTGCGAAAATGACTGCAAATGGGTTGGTGCTGAATACACAATCTTATATTACTTTTTCGGATGGAACAGTACAACTTACTGCGGTATCTAATACATTTGTAAGTGCAAACGATTATGCAACGTTGACAGCAGCCAAAAATTATGCTAACTCTGTTGTTAGTTTTCAAAGTGGATCTCTATCGAATACAATTAACATTGTCTATAACCAAGCAAATGCGGCTTTTGCAGAAGCTAATGCGGCCTTTGCTGCAGGAAATACACTTAGTGGTACTGTAGCAATTGTATCTGGAGTAGCCAATATTGCATTTTATGATGCCACATCTGGATGGAACACCGCAAATACAGCATCATCTAATACAGTAGTAACTCAAGGCGTTGATGCAACACAAAACACAAGTATTACAGCGGCATTCATACAAGCAAATTCAGCATACAATCAGGCCAATTCTGCTACAGCTAATGCTGCAGCTGCTTCTTCTTATGCTAATTCAGCATTTAGTTATGCAAATACATCATTACAAAACACCGCAACTATTACTACAAATAGTGCATTGATTGTTACTGGTGCCTTGTATGCTGCTAATACAATTAGAACACCATTAGTATTTCCTGGTTCACAAACTGCAATCACAGTTAGTTTTAGCAATTCATCTATGCTTAAATGTAATGTGGCTGCAGCTTTAACTGTATCATTGGCAAATTATGTACCAGGTAAATTTGTTGATTTGTTAATTGTAAACACATCAGCCACACCACAAACAATCACACACGGTCTTGCAGCTACAAATTCAACAGTTAATGCTACCACTTTTAGTATGGCAGGTACAAGTACAGCCTATCTGAGATACTTCAGTATTGCATCAGATATTGGAAATACATTTTTAGCAGTTCAACATGCATAATAAATAAATCATGGCAAATCAAAACTTACTCACATACGGTGCAGCAATCTCTAACATAGAGCAGACATATTATGTTCCTGTTGCTACTTTACCACAACAAAACACTATTCCATTAGGAACTTCTTATGTGTTTCTTTCTAAAGTTGATCCGTGGGTAAGTGATAGTGCGCCACCGATTCCAACACAAGACCAACAATACATAAAATCTGTATTTAAGAATACATTTGTAGCCAAAAAAGTTACCCCAAACGATTTATCTCCTGTTATCTCACGCATTGATTGGACGGCAAATACTGTCTATGCATACTACCAAGATAACATTGATATGTTTGCAAAAGATGTAGATGGTTATCCAATATATCAGTTCTATGTTAAAAACACTTATGACCAAGTGTTCAAGTGTCTATGGAACAATAATGGCCAAGCATCAACACAAATGCCTTTCTTCCAACCAGGAACTTATGGCACAGACAACATCTTTCAAAGTACCGATGGTTATAAGTGGAAATACATGTATACCGTTAGTACAGGCCTCAAAGTTAAGTTCATGGATTCATCATGGATTCCAGTTCCAATAGGTGCAAACACACCAAATCCATTACTAACAAATGCAGGTTATGGTGATATTGAGGTAATTAATGTGACAAATGGTGGATCCGGATATGATCCGGCCAATGCAACGATTAGTGTAACCGTTACAGGAGATGGTACAGGCGCATCTGGAACAGCCGTGGTATCAGGTGGCGTAATCACCGATGTCATCGTAACAAATACAGGTTCAAATTACTCCTACGCAAACGTAGCTATAACCTCAACATCTGGATCCAATGCAACGGCAATTGCTCCTGCTTCTCCAGTTGGAGGACATGCACTAGATCCAATCTCGGAACTAGGTTGTAGAAACTTGATGGTTTCTGTTGAGTTCAATGGCTCTGAAGGTGGTGTTATTCCAACAGATATCACATATCATCAGTTGGGTATCATAATAAATCCAACAACAACACAAACTTCACCAATACCTGCATCTGGAGAGATTTATCCGACAACAACCAACCTAGTAATAGCTTCTGGTTTCGGTGCTTATGTGAGTGACGAGATAATTTATCAAGGTTCTAGTTTAGCTTCTGCTACATTTACTGCAACAGTATTGAGTTTTGATGTTGGAAACAATGTGGTGAAACTCATAAATACAGTAGGTACTCCGGTCACAAATGCACCAGTATTTGGAACAACATCTGGAACAACAAGAACTCTCTTAACATACAACGTACCAAATTACACACTATTCTCTGGATATATGTCATTCGTTGAAAACAGAAGCGCAATTCAAAGAAGTGTAGATGGAATAGAACAATTTAAGATTGTATTAGGTTACTAAAGGAAAAAAATGGCACTCAATTTTGATGTATCACCATATTATGATGATTTTGATCCTACAAAGAATTACTATCGTATTCTTTATAAGCCAGGATATGCAGTTCAAGCAAGAGAACTAACACAATCACAGTCTATTCTCCAAGACCAAGTATCAAAATTAGGTAATGGTGTTTTTCAGGATGGTTCTAAGGTTTCTGGTGGTAATATTACTGTTGATATCAACATTGTTACATGTAAATTAACATCGGCTGTTTCAACTTATATTTCTAGCCTTACTGGTTTGTATGCTGTCGGCCAAACATCTGGATTTGTTGCATTGGTTAATAGCGTTGACTTATCTAATTATTACATCAAAACAAAGCCAGTCAATACTGCAAATGCTAAATCTTTTGCATCTGGAGAAACAATCAACTTCTATGTTTCAAAAATTGATGCTTTAAATTCTTTGAATTCAACTATTGTTCCAGAATATACTGCAACAGCAAAACAAGAAGTTTCAGTTACCAGAACCGCGACAGGAACTTATCTCAGTTTCACACTTAACATTACATCAACAGCAGGTATTAGTGTTGGTGATTCTGTTAGTATTCCTTCTGTTAATTACTATGGCATTGTATCGTCAATTGTTGATACATCCAACATTACACTTAGTAGCAGTTTAACATCCGACCTTTCTAATATTTCAGCAACAATAAAAAATAGAATTTCTGTAAATGCTTTAGAAGTTAGTGTTGATGATGGTGTTTGGTTCACTAATGGTGTATTTGTAGAAAGTTATGCTTCTTCGATTGTACCAGATGCTTTGAATGCATATCCATCTTGTGTTGTTGGATTTGAAGTAGATGAGTATATCGTAGATTCTTTTTCCGATCCTTCATTGCTTGATCCAGCAATTGGTGCTTCAAACTATCAAGCACCTGGTGCAGATAGATATAAAATATCTTTGAATTTGGTAACAAAGCCTTACATTAGTGACCAAGTTGTGACTAGTTTGACTACAGCCAAATTTATTGAATTGGTGAGAGTTAATGCTGGTGCTGTTGAAGATATCAACAATGTTCCCATCTTATCTGATGTTTCTGCAGCTATCGCTACTGCTGTGTCAGATATTTCTGGCGATTTCATTGTAACTCCATTTAATTTGACAATTGGTAGTGCATCCAATACTACATCAAATACGATTATCTCTTCTATTAGTGCAGGTAAAGCTTATATTGGTGGTTATCCAGTACAACATATTTCTCAAACACCGTACATGCTAGAAAAAGCAAGAAGTACAAATACGTTATTGAGCCAAGATATTGAAACGTATTATGGTGATTTTACAAAAGTACAAAACTTGAACGGTTCAATTGTTAACTTTCAAACTGCTACATTAGTTGAGTTACATAATGTTGCGTTTGGTGCAGCTAATACAAATACTAAGATTGGTACTGCTCGTGTTCGTAATTTCTCTTATGATTCAGGTTCACTTACTGCGGCCGAATACAAAACATTCTTGTATGATATCAAATTAGCAAATAATGCTTTCACAAATGTTGCATCAATGATTATTCCAGGTGCAGCAAATAGTTATTCGTCTGTTTCATTCTCAGCCAATACTGTTTCACCAGTTACTTTGATTGACAACACTTATAACTCTTTAATCTTCCCAATGCCACAGACGAACATTTCAAATGTTTCTTCTGTTAATTATGTTACTACAAGGTTGTTTACAGTACCAACGTTCTCATCTGGTGTAGCAACAATTACAACAAACGGAACAAACGAAACATTTGTTGGTGGTTCTGGTGCTATTTCATCTGCACAAAGACAAATCAATTACTTCTTAGTGACAACGTCCGCATCTGGAAGCTATGCAAATGGTCAGTTCATTCCTATGGACCAGTCCAATTTGTCTATCACCATCACTAATTCTCCTGGTACACCACAGGCCGTAGTTAATATTGGTGGTGGTTTCAATGGTTCTGCTTTAATCTATGCAACAATTTCTGTTGTAAATGATAATGCAAAAACAAAAACATTGAATCGGAATTACGTTGTTCAGACTTCTGCAAACACTTATGGCCAACCAATTGACTTAGGTGTATCTGACATCTATCAATTTGATGGCATCTATGAGATGTCAAACACATACTCATATCAAGGTGTTTACTCTAATACCACAACTTATGCGGCTAACAATGCTGTATTAGATCCAAATGGCAATGTGTATGTTGCACTAGCAAGCACTAATGGTCATTATCCAAATACATCTATATCACTTTGGTCTCCTTTGACCAATAACATTGCCTTCTATTCAACAGACAATGGCCAAAGAGATACATTCTATGACCACGGTAAGATTACAAACATATCTGGTGCAGCTAGAGGTAATGTTGTTGTAGTATTTGATTACTTCACACATTCAGGTGGTACAGGTTATTTTGATGTCAATTCATATCCTGTATCATATGCAAATATTCCATCATTTACATCTCCACAATACGGTTCAACATATTCTCTAAGAGATGTGATTGACTTTAGACCACGTAGAACTGATGGTGCAACAGGCCTTAATACATTCCAATTGCCTGCACCATTTAACAATGTGTTCTTAAATTATGGTTATTATTTGAGTCGTATTGACAAAGTTGTTTTGTATCCAAATGGCCAGTTCCAAACTGTGACTGGTGTGCCGGCATACACAAATCCTATTGCACCTTCTGATGTACCAGGAACATTAACTGTATTCACAATCTATTATCCTGCATACACATACACAAAAGAATCTATTCAAGTAACACCAACAAACCTACGTAGATATACGATGAGGGATATTGGTGTATTAGACAAACGTATTTCTAATTTGGAATCTTATACATCATTGTCAATCCTAGAAAATCAAGTAACTGGTTCAGATGTAACTGATTCTACAGGATTAAATCTTTTGTTTAAGAATGGTTATCTGGTAGACGGATTTACAGGCTCTTCTGTTGCAGATGTACAAAACATTGATTATGCAGCCTCAATTGATCCTGTTGCACAATTAGCAAGACCAACATTTTTCTCAAATGTTGCAAACTATTATGTTGACACAACTCAAGGTACATTTGTTACTTCACCCGGCAACAAAACAAATAACCAATTGTCTATAGCTAACAACATTGTTACATTCTCTTATAATGAAGCCTCATTAGTTTTCCAAAATGTTGCAACAGAAGTTATTAATGTTAATCCTTTCAACATTGTTAACTTTATAGGAACAATCACATTAAATCCATCAAGTGATGTTTGGTATTCAACACAAACACAACCAAATATCAATATTATTACTGATGACCAAGCTGCTTGGATTGCTGCGGTTAATGGCACAGGTAATGGTTCACAATGGAATGATTGGCAGTTAAATTGGACAGGCCAAAGTACGGATACTGTTGTCACTTCTGCTGACCAAACATCGATTACAAGAGACACAACTGCAATTACAAATTCAATTACAACACAAGGATTGACTTCAAGTTTGAAGGGTGGACCAATACAAGTTAGTTCTACAACTCAAATTCTTTCGAATGCAGTTATTCCTTATGCAAGGTCTATACCAGTTAACTTTATTGTTAATGGTATGGCACCATATACACAAATACACGCCTTCATGAATGGTATTAGTGTTGATCCTTATGTCACACCTGCGATAGGTTACACAGATTCTGTTAACTATATCAACATTGTTAATCCAGGTTCTGGTTATACAAACGGAAATAATCAATCAATTATTGAAGTGATTGGTGCTAATACAATACCTGCTGTGTTTACAGCCAATGTTTCTGGTGGCCAAATTGTTGCAATCAACTATGTACAACTAGGCGCTGGTTATCGTTCTATTCCAACAATTCAAGTTACTGGTTCAAATACATCTACAGCTATATTAACTGCAAATGGTGCAGGTTATATGGCCGGAAAATTAGTAACAGACATAAATGGTCATGCTGAAGGTACTATACA